TTGGCCGCACCTTTGAGGACGCGCTCAAGTTGCTGCGCGCCGATCTCGAAAAGCGTGAAGCCGACGACGTTGGCACCGCCTATCATTACGACACGATCCGTTCGCGCCTCACCAACTACATCGAGCGTCTGACAATTCGCGACGTTCCAATCAACGACGTGCAGCTGAGCACGATCGACTATGAGGCGGTTGAGAACGACCTGGTGCCGCAAATCCGCAATGCGAAAAAGCTGGGCACCGACAAGCCTGTCACGAAAAACTTTCAGCGGCTGCTCAAGCAGGATGTCCAAGAAGCTCTCAATTTTGCCATCACGGCTAAGTGGATTTCGCACAACCCGATCGCTCACGTCACGTTCGGCTCAGTGCAGACCAAGGCTCGCGAGCGTAGCGGCGTCGATGCCCTCGCCCGGGAAGTTTACCAGCGCCTGTTGGCCTCGTTCGATCTGCACCTAGAGTGGGCGCGCCGGTTGGACCCAGCCGCCGAGCTGCCGATCAACGTCGCAGCAAAGACCGGCGTTCGCGCAGGTGAGCTGTTGGCAATCTCGCCAAACAAAATCGGCCACAACACCCGCCAGCTGCTCATCGATTGCGCGTTCAAGAAAGTCGAAAGCCGTCAGCCTAAGATCGTCGGGTTGCCCAAGTCCAACAAGGCGCGTGTCGTTGGCCTGCCGGCGGATCTGCTCAACCAGGTCAGGCAGCATCAAGAGGAGAACAACATCGGCAACGACGAGCTGCTATTCGGTGCCACCGATCACGCTCCTTGGCGTCGGGCTTGGCAGCGCGCACAGTTTGCTGTCAACGGTTGGCTGCTGCTCTACACTGGTTCGACAAGCAAGGCCTATCGGTTGTTCAAACTGCGGGGCAACGAGACAGACGCCGAGATCGCCAAGCTGCGCAGCTGGTCGGACGGTCAAGTCGGCAAGGCCAAGAATTGCAAGCGCGACGACGGCGTTGTCTTCAACACCCTGGCCGAGGCAGCTGCTCATGCCGGCATCACCCTGCTGACATGGCACGACCTACGTCACCTGTACTGCTCGGTCCTGTTCCACGCTGAGCTGCCGATCAAGCGGATCACCGAGCTGCTGGGCCACGCCAACGACGATGTAACACGGAAGCATTATAAGGAGTGGATCACTGACCCCGTGCGCGACGCCAACGAGGCCGACTGCGTCGACGCGGTGTTCAAGGCTCAGCGTAATGTAGTGGAGGTAGCGTTTGGTTAGTCAAGGTTTAGACGGTAACTCGGGGCCGGCCTTCGCGCCGGCCCTTTTCTTTTTGTCGTCGAACCGCCAGCGGTACTCGTCGCCGATGCGGCCGAGTGATCTATTCGCCCGTTCTTCCAGCCAGCGCTGCTCGGCGTGGCCTTTCTTGTAGACGTACGGGTCATCGGACATCATGTATGTCCAGTCGTGTACTTCCAGGCGAAACTCATATTCCCATATAAGTAACCGCGTCGCCTCTGCGATGGCTTCCTTATGCAGCTCGACGATGTCGCCGGTGACGCGCTCGCCCAGGAGAATACGCGCCAGCTCCCAGCGCGCCTTGTTGCACTCAGCGATGTCCTCAAGCAGCGTCATGGTCGTCCGCCGCTGCCTTGGACTTGGCGATGTACTCCTCAACCGAATCTCTAAACACCCACCACGACGACTTCGCGCTGCCTGCCTTGGTGCCCTTTATCTTGCCTTCCTTGAGCATCACCCGAACACGCGCCTCGTGGTGCAGCGAGGGCTGGCCAAACAGTCTCCTGGCGACTTCCCTGACGGTGGTGAACTCGGGCGTTGGCGGCTCCACCCGGTGCGTTTTCGACCGCTTGTCGATTGCGTCTTGGATGTCCTTGGCCAGGTCGGTGACATCGATATCCGCGATCATAGGTCGAGCTCGCTGTAGTCGTCGTCGTTGCTGACGGTTGCCGCAGGCGGGACAGGCGGCGGTGCTTGCTCTTCTCGACGTTTGTAGGTCGACACCTTGATTGCGATGTTCAGATACCTCAGCATCACCTGATCGCCGACCGGGGGGCCGTCTCCCTCGCGCGGCGGAATGTCGCGGCCATTGCGTTGCAGCAGCAGCTTGTTGCCTTGGGCGTCCTTGGCCTTCAAGTCGTTGTTGGCCCACCCCGGACCTTCGTAAACGACGCCCTTATGGAGCGTCACCGGCTCGCGGAATTTCAGATCGTTGTTCGAGAAGGGTGGTACCCTGCCCCGCCAGCCAGCCAGGAAGTCAGCGGCGGTGACTTGCACCTGTTTGCCATCAGGCTGGGTGACCAAGCTGTACGCAGTCGGTGGCCCTTGCTCGCCCTTTGACAGCCCGTCGTTGGGGAACAGATTAATATTGAGTAGTGTCGGCGTGTTATCGGTTGCCATCAATAATCTCCTTCTTCTTCGCGTCCCACGGCCCTATCCAGACTTCCCGGCGAACCCGCTGCCTGAGCTGCTGCATTTCAGGTGAGGTTGAAAACATTCTCAGGCTGTCCATCGAACTGATTGCGTCGATCGCGTTGAATAATTTTGTCTCGTCCTCAGTCTGTGGAAATGGCGGGTCATCTGTTGGCGGCTTTAGTGCGCCGTCCTCATCTGCACCGCCGTAGTGATCCGCGTGTTCAACCAGTGGTGGCGTTGAGGCTGCATTGCCGTCATCGTCCTCGTCGGTCTGTGCGATGTTTGCCATCCCCGACAGCGCGTAGCGTCGGGCGTAGGTCAGCGCCGAACCGTGTGCCTGCGGCGTGATATTGCCTTCCTTGTTTGGCACAGGCTCCAGGCGCATGACCGACCTGATCCACTGACCCGAGTTGTGTGCCAATGTCGTCACCAGCACATCTGTGCCATCTATGAACCAAGGCGCTTGCGCAAACATAAGGCCGTGCTTGCCATAGATTGGCCGCACCTGTTTGGTGACCGCATCCAGATCTGCGTAGGTGCTATGAAAAAAGTCATTGGACTTGGACTTGCTAACATTGCGCAGCTCGTGATCTGCTGCCGCCTTGGCCGCGACCAGCTCGCCGATCATCTGGGATTGCATCCCAATACCGCCTTCCGGTGTCATCTCTGGTGGGCCGTCTGGCAAGCTCTGCAGCAAGTGGTTGGGCCGCGCCATCATCCAATCTCCTCATTCATAAATCCCATCCTCCGGTGATCAGTGTTTTCAACTCCATCAACAATTCTGGCTTGTAGTCATTCCAGCGGAAGTCGGTCCAATCAGGCTCGATATACCCGAGCAACTGGGCGACGCCATCGCAGCGCTGGAATATGGATTGCCGCTTGCGCAACACATCGGTCAGCGCCTCGACGGCTTGCTCGCATCTGTCCTCGTCGACCTCGAAGACCCGGTGCCCGATGCGGTTGGCGTAGATCAGCTTTGCCTGCCCACCGAAGTGCCTGCGGTATAACCCCACCTGGATGACATCCTGAAACGGCGGTTCCTTGGGCAGGGATTTGATCGCGAAACCCGATTTCGTGTTGGCTCGCACGTTATCCCAGTGGGTCTTCAGCTCGCCGACAACGCCAGCGCCGCGACCATCGGAATAGCCCAGGACGGGTAACTCGATACCGGGCAGCTCGTGATAGAACTTCTCCTCTGCGTCGATCTGGTTGGCGCCGGGGAAGGCCTCGCGAATGCCGGCGGCGGCATGCTTCAAGGTCAGGGAGATTCGATCGCCATCGTCGGACAATAAGTAGTCGGTCTGCTTGGCGTCCTTGTCGATCCAGGGGACGGGCTTGTGCTCCTGCAGGTGGGACAGCATGTCGCGGAAGGCGTCGCGGTCACTCGTGCCGTTGGCCACTGCGAAGGCTGCAGTATGGATAGCAGAGCCGACAACCAAGGGGAAAGTATCGGGTTTATCGTAATGCTCTAGGGTTTGGAGGGCCGATACGTCACCCTCGGCGACCGCGCGTTTCGCCTGAGAATAACGGGGTTGGCGGTACATGTACTCGGCGCAGAGGTATGCCAGTGAACAGCGCGCTTTGGTTTGCGACCAGTGCCGCATGTGCAACCGTTTGTAATAGTCCGGTACGCCCAAGACCCACCTCTGTGAAAAACAGTAAGTGCCAGGAGCTGCTTCCAACTTGGAGGTCGGAGTGATGTACCAGCATCGCAGCTCCTGGCTTCCAACACCCGTGAACACCAGAAACCTAAAACCGGCACCATATTGGTGTCAATGATGACAACGTGGCGTTGTAACTATTTCTTGTGGGTAACTAAAGGAAATGCTGTGAGCGGCGCGTATAACTCCCGCGAGCATGCTAGTCGTCGTCTTTGCCCCGATCGAGATCCATGAAGGGGATGACTCTGAGCATCAATTCATGGGAATATTTTTGGTGCTCGTGAAATTCGGTTGCAGAAAAGTCGGCAGCTCGGCCCATCTTTTGCAGCGCAGCCCTTATCTCGTCTGGCGTGTTTTCTCCGAGGTACGTGTCGATCTCCTCAGCCGTCTTCGACCAGCCGGTATGCGGCACGTCGCTGTCGGTGGTCTGATGCTCCAGGCCGGTGCTAATATCCAGCACATTGTGGTCTTTTGGTTTGTCAGTCATCTACCGATCAGTGAACCGACAATAACGTGCAGGCGTGTAATTTCTTTGAGCGGCTTCCTTGTTGTCTCTTGAGGGTTAAGGGTTTCGAGCGCCACGCCGAAGTCGTCCAGTTTCTCCAGGCGATACGCGGTGCCCAGCTCCTGGCCGTCGACCAACGTGCCGGCAATAACGTAATCACCAGGCTTGGCCCTGCGGCTGGGATCTACAATTAAGACCTCCCCGGGTTCGTAACGTGGCGACATTGTGGCATCGGGCATGTCGAAGCCGTAGGCATCTTCAACGCCTGCGACGACGCTTGGCCGTGGTATTGTGGCTCCAGTTTGTGTCATAGCGACGCCGGTTCCGAACAAAGTTCTGCCAACGATCGGCAACCGATTGGCCGTGTCGTCAGGCACTAACTCGGTGGTTTCGAGTACGCCAACAACTTCCTCTAACCGACAACTGCATACATCGGCGATTTTGACCGCCAGCTCGGTGCGCAGGCCGCGCTCGCCGCGTTCGATCCTACCCAGGGTCGCCGGGATCATGTCCAGGCGTCTGGCAAGTTCGGCGCAAGAGAACCCCGCACGCATACGCATCTGTCGGATTCTATTCAACACGACGATCCATCCCTGTCAAGTCCGACCACAATGATGACAAAACTGCTCGCCGGTTGGGAAATGAACACCGAGAACGACATCTTTCTACACCCTGCGCCACCCTGATAGCAACTGCGCTATTGCAGAGATGGTTACATGAGATGCACAATCCGGCCATAATAATGACAAAAAGGCCATGACTCGATGGATTTTACCGACTACATGCGTGCCACCGGCAAGTCCAACGCCGAGATGTCACGGCAGCTGAGGGTCAACCCGTCGTACGTCTCGCTGCTCCTGTCTGGCAAGCGCCACCCGTCGCTGGATATGTGCCAGCGCATCGAGGTCGCCACCGGGCAGACGGTCGTGCTGGAGGATTGGATCATCCGCCGCCGGCAGAACCCGAAGCCCTGGGAGAATGGCAATGGCAAATCGACAGACTGAAGCCCGGCTACAGATAGCTATCGTCAGATGGCTGCAGGAGGTAATCCCTGACAGCGTGGTGCATCACTCCCCGAATGGCGGGGACCGCAAGCCCTGGTACGTCGAGAAGCTCAAGGCGATGGGCATGCGCCCGGGCTGGCCGGATCTGGAGCTGCTGGTGCCGCCAGAGGGATTTATCCACCCAGATGACGTTGGGCCGATCTTTCTGGAGGTGAAATCGAGCACAGGTAAGGTCTCAGAGGCCCAGAGAAGCCTCCACAGCGATTTGTCACGGTTCAGGGTACATGTCTATACCGTGAAGTCGATCGACGACTGTAGGACCTATTTGACCGGCTTGGTGACATTACGTCCAGCAACGCCCCATGCGCGGATCGTCGAAGAACAGTCCAGGGCGATGCTGCAGGAGATGCATTGACCATGTCCGTGATTGTCCGCCAGACGGTTAGAGGTGGGCCAGCTGAGCTGGTGCTGCGCATTGATAGTGAGCTGTACCAACAAGCCGACGAGAACGGCGATGTCTACGTCGTTTACGAGCCACTCACGTTGTCACAAGCGGCGCAGCTGCAGGCGGACCTGGCGGTAATAATCGCAGGAGAATGTAAGCAATGGTGAATGACCAGGTGATCGAGATGTACCTCAATACGGAGATGTCCTACTCACAGATTGCCGAGGTTATTGATGGTACACGCAACCAGGTTGCCGGCATTATCCATCGCCATTGCCCGAGGGAAGCGCCGCGTCGGGGCACGCCAAATGGCGCAAGGAAGAAGCCCAAGAAACTGACCGAGGATGAGATCCGCGTCACTGCCGGCGTGATTGCCAATGGCGGCACGGTTCGCTCGGTTGCCAGGGAGCTGCGCATCGCGGTGCCACGAGCAACCCAGCTGATGGGTGAGGTCTACCAGCGTGCGGTCAAGGACGGGATAGATCCGGCGACGTGCCAGGAAGCCAAGGGCTGTCGGTTTGTCACCGGCGATGTTCGCCGCCCCGGGTGGCACTATTGCCAGCAGCCGCAAGCGACGGGCAGCTCATACTGCGCCTACCATCATGCGGTGTGTCATCGCGGCGAGGGTGACCCGAAGGCCAAAGGCGCCCACACCATAAATTACCGCCACCGCCGTTCCACCATAATACGATGGTCGTCTACCGCTCCGAGGAAACGCGCACACGGTGGGTTCTAGCAGGCGATGAGAAATATTGACAAGCAGGACATCCTCAAGGCCTACGAAGACCGCAAGCTGCTGCAGGAGCTGCTCCTCAAGCACGGTGTTTCACATGACGCTGCCGGTCGGCTGTGGGGCATGAAGTCCAGCAAGGTGCGACACATGCTGCGCGGCCATACCGAGCTGCCCGGTGCCGTAACGACGTGGATGGAAGAGAACAATAAGCGAGGCTAGGATGCTGGACCGAAGCATACGGGCCTCGAAGATGGGAAAAAAACTGCCATCTCCTTGCTTGACAACGAATGCGAGGGAATGTGCGGCGTATAAAAGAGTTAAAAAATTAAAATGTTATTTGCCTAGTAGCTTCTAGGTCTAGGAGCTTCTAGCGAGTAGCTACTCAGCCAATAACATTTAATTTTATTTATTCTTCTAGAAGGGACTACTTAGATGCTTCTAACCGAGAAGCTACTAACCGCGAAGCAGTGGCGCGAGGGTACTGCTGATTCGCAGGCTGTCAAGAAAATTATAAAACGCGTTGCTAACCAGCTCCACGTCGATGAACTCCAGCGCCAATGGAGCATCCAAAAGCACACCGAGCACCAGCAAGAGCTGCAGTCCTGGCTAGACGATGACGACGATCGACGATGACCATGTACTAGGGCCGTTGCACAGGCTGTTTGTTGAAGCTGCAGAGACCGAGCACCGCCTGCCTCGTGCCTTAGCTAAAGTGACGACTACTTACTGGCCCGACTACAAGGCTGAGTGGCTGTCCTATGCCGACGATACGACGCAGGTCAGACTGCAAGCCACCAGGCAACAGGTGACACGTTATAATAGAGCGATCGAGCTGGCCGGCTTGCTGCAGCCAGAACAGCGTAGAATTGTCTGGGCCGTCGCCTTCTCAGCTGCTCGAAGGGCTAGAGGACCGGCATGGACCAAGATCGGCAGGCTATTAAATATTGATCGGCGCCAGGTGCGGAGCAGATACGAAGCGGCGCTAACAGAGCTGCTGAGCAGGATGATGCGGCAGTGACAGACGAACTCGACGTGTTGGATGAGACCATCGGCAAGGCTCGGCAGCTGATGGACCGAGGGATCACGTCGCAAGATATAATGCGTGAGCTGCAGCTGATGGTTCTGGGAGCTGAGAGCACTTCACGAGAGGCAGAGAGCGAGCTTATCGAGGCATTCTTTCCCAATCAGCTTTGGCACCAGACGAGATGGGACACCGCTGTAGCTGCCTTGGCGTTGTTAACAACGGAGCAGCTGAGGACGCTGGAGGATAGGCTTGATAATCCACACCACGTTGTCATTGTTGACTTGATGGCCTGAAACGTGCCACGAGACAGCTAGGCTGGTCGAGCATGTGAGCCTGGACGCGCTTCTTTGCTTTCCGCGTAGCTAACCCTGGCTGAGCTAGGCTTGGTTCCACCTCCGACCCATTGCCTGCCCATGCTGCCAGCTGAACCTGTGGGGTGGATGCTGCCTGCCTCCTTGCCGCGCGCGAGCCGCGCATTTAAACTGCGTCACGATCGAGGTGAGATCCAGGGTCGATCGGCAGGCCAGGTCCACGACAGGTCCACCATGCTAGATGTAGCACCCGAATGTCTTTGTTTTCTGCGCTCGACCTCTGGCTCGCCGATCTGACGCTCTAGGCAAGGTCGCAGTTTCCCGGGGCCGGCGGCATCGTCGTCGCTGGCTGAGAAAAATGTTTTTTTTGCAGTTTTCGGCCCCCCACCCCCCCGAATTTTCCGGCGGGTCTAGTAGACGATATATACCCTTTCGACGGCTCCGTACCGTCACACACAGAGGAGACACCCACATGGGAACTTTCACCATAACCGGCGACGTAAACACCCTGCCCGAAGCCTACACAGCGGCTGACGGCGGCTCTACGTCCACGGGCATCACGGTGATCATCGATGATGCCAAGGTCGTCAACAAGCTCGAAGCGTCCCAGGTACTGCGCGCAGCCGAGCAGGCGATTCTAAATGGCGTCGTCTACCCAACCGCCTAACGCTAGCGGTTCTCGGCTTATCGCCTGCGACTTCTGCGGTGAGGTGACGCGTATCGTCTGGTTGTCTGACGGCCGGGGCGAATGTGGCGCTTGCCATCGTGTTATGATAGAGGCGGAGCCTGACGACGATACGAGCGGACCCTGAGCAACCGCTCCTATAAGAGGCCAATCCAACGAGCGGTTCTCGGTCTTCGCGCGTTAAAATCGACCAAGTATACGAGCGGAGCCTTTATTCGCTCATTGGTTCTCACAAGTAAGGCAAAATGACGCTTATACAGATCCCCTATGAGCCTCGTAAGCTGCAGGGCTACCTGCACGCCGAGATCTCCAAGTCGCGGTTTAACTGCATCGTGATGCATCGTCGGGCCGGCAAGTCGGTGATGGCGATCAACCATCTGATTCGCGATGCTGCCAGTACAACAAAACAGATGGCCCGTTATGGTTTTCTGACAGGAACCTACAAGCAGGCAAAATCGATTGTCTGGGATTATCTGAAACAGTATACGGCCCCTATCCCTGGCGTCCGGTATCACGAGACAGAATTACGTTGCGATCTGCCGAATGGGGCCAGGATAGAGCTGTTAGGGGCAGATAATTATCAGACCCTGCGCGGTAGGTTCTTCGACGGCCTGGTCATGGACGAGATGGCCGATATGCCCGAACCCGTACTGCCAACTGTCGTGCGTCCCGCCTTGGCCGATCGCCAGGGTTACCTCATCATTACCGGCACCCCTAGAGGGCACAACGCGTTCTATGACCTCTACCACGAGGCGCAGGCAGATCCGGCCTGGTTTACCCATCTGGCGAAGGCGTCGCAGACCGGCATCCTGCCCGACGAGGAGCTGGAAGCCGCCAGGACGATGATGTCGGAATCCGCCTATGCCCAGGAGTTCGAATGTGATTGGGCTAGTAATGTCGAGGGCGCAATCTATGGCAAGGAACTCGCCAGGATCGAGGACAAGGGCCAGATCTGTTCAGTCCCGTATGATCCTGGCTCGCGGGTCAATACCGCCTGGGATCTCGGTGTTGCGGACGCCACGGCTGTGTGGTGGTTCCAGATTATCGGGAGAGCAATACATGTCATTGACTACTACGAAAACCGTAACGAAGGCCTTCCGCACTATGTACGCGTCCTTGATGATCGTGGCTATCTATACGGTCGACATTACGCTCCGCACGATATCCAGGTGCGTGAATTGGGTACTGGT